TCTCATTGCCGTACTTGTTAGCAGACCCACGGGCTGTTTGAACCATGATAACTTTCATTGAATCCTCCAGTAGAAAGGGGGCAAGGTTACCCCTGCCCCCATCTCGTTAGGCATTATGCGCTGTGAACGCATTATCACCCGTGTGACGCGCATGGCCTCTGATGACCATTGCGCCAATCGGCGTGCCGTTTGAGTGTGTGCCTGTCTTGGCAATCACAACACGGATGTACCTTTTCCCGCCGACATAGCCGACACGGAAAATGCCACCAGCGGTGTCTGGGTTACCGCCAGCGGTGCCATCCAGTTTGAGGAAGATGCCGCCAGAAGAGATAGTGCCATCTACGATGCCCGCTTGAGCAACATCAGTGAAGGTCGAGTTATCATCCGACTCCTCCAAAGAAATCTCAAAGTGAACACTTGATGACAGGGTATCACCCTCTGCGCCTACATCTACCAGTACGGTAGCGGACTCGTAGCCTTGGAGATCAACTCCTGTGCCGTTTGCTGCCGCAGAGCGGACAGCGGCTGCAAGAGAAACCGCTGGGCTAATGGAGTTTGAAAGGTCTTTCATATCATCCCTCCCTTACGCGCTGATGGTTTGAGTACGCAGAGCTTCAGCCAGAACTACCTGACCACCAACTCTGGAACGAGCGACATACCGCACGTTACCTGACGTTGCCTGAGTGAACGGGTCACGCAGGACTGACAGAGCAACACGGTCTACAATCATGTAGCCACGGCTGAAGTCACCAAATGCAACCGGCTTTGCGGAAGAACCTACATCCGGCATATCTGGCATTTCAACATACGGGAAGCCAAGGATTGTGTTCGGCACACCAGCAGTCAGCATCATGCCAGCTTGGAACACATACTGACCAGCACTGTCCTTCAGCTTGCGTATAGCCGCAAGTGTAGTGCGGTTGAACACAAAGGTTGCGTTACGAGTATAGTCACTCTTGATCGCGTGAACGAGATCAATCAGGCCATCACCAGTAAGAGCGGCACCCGCACCAGAATTGGTAGTGCCAATGCTGGAGTTGGTAGTGATACCCTCTGGCTTGCCAATGGAGTCACCAGCTACAAAAGCGTTGCCCTCATTCTTAGCGAACTGAGTAGCGAACTCTTCTTGCATCTCACTCTCAAGGTTGAACACCGAATCCTCAAGCATTTGAGAGGAGATATCGACCAGAGCGTAATGCTCATGGGTCGGGATTTCCTCAAGCTGTGTGGTGTAGCCGGTAGTCTCGGAGCGAGTGCCTTGCTCTGCTACCCAAGCGGCAGAGAAGGTTGCTGTGCGAGATGGCATCTGCACTGACTTCTGGTTGGTCTGACGAACCCGTGCAATCTGACGCATCGGGGAAATTTCCGTGATGGTCTTGATCAGTTCGTTGACATACTCAGGCGGCGCAAGGAAACCAGCTTGGGTATCATCACTTACGCGAAGTGACTTGACCTCATGCGGCTCCATGTCCTTCTCACCCTTGCGAAGCCACTTATCAAACGCATCCATTTTTTCATCAATGGACTTGCCTTCAACGCCAGCTTCAGGGCGCTTCAAGAGAGTTTCAAAGTTCTCCAGCTTTTCGCCAAATTGCTTCTGCTCTTGTTGGGCGAGAGTGAGCTTCTGGTTGATGTCCTCAAAACGATCAAGATCAGCCTCAATATTCTTGAGCTTTTCTTCAACCAGCGGGTCAGCCTCACCTTTCTTCTCGATTTCTGCCAAACGAGCGTCATTGGTCGACTTGAACTCTTCAAGAGTCGCCGCAAACGTATCGATGGCTTGCTTGATATCATCAGACATCAGTAGCCTCCTTATCGGATTTCAGGATGTTGGTTAGGTTTGCAATGCTGGATAGCAGTGCGGGTTCTTGCTCATTGCCAACCTCACGCTGGTCTAAGCTCTTGGTAACAGCATTTGCCGCTACTTTCGCCTCGCTTCTTGACAGACCGCCTTCATCCCGAAGGAATGTCTCCCAGTCACGGACGCTTCTCTCCGCCGCCTTGACCGAGGCAACCCTTGCGCGAGGGTTCATCGGGAAAGTCACGGCGGAAATCTCCATAAGGTCTACTTGCTTCAGGTAACGCTTCTTACCCCTGTCATCATAGCTGTAGCCTTTTGCATCTACCCTGTAGCCAACGGACAGGCCATCAATGGCTCCCATCTTCATTAGCTCATAAACTTCACGACCCTTTTGTGTCTGCATGGCGAGTTGCCCCTCAACATACAGGCCGTTGGCATCTTCTTTGATTTTTGTGTAAACGCCGATAGGCTCCTTGGTGTCATGCTGGAAAAGCATTTTAATTTTCCGCGCACCCTTGGCCCGAATAGATTTGGCAAACGCGCCGTTGACCACAACGTCATTGCCCAAGTCCTTGTTGCCGAAAACTGATGCGTAGCCAGAGAATTTGCCCTTGGCCTCATCATCCTCATCGTCATCGTATGACTTCAGCTCAAAATCCGCTTGGCAGTCCAAGGTTCCGTCCTCAACGAACTTTACCTCATCCTCAAAGTCATCCATGTAGGATTCATCCATGTCAGTATCCCCTTTGCTCCCGTCACGGTATGCGCTGAGACAAACTGCTACCCGCTGGTCGTTTGTTGGATACTCAGCTTGCATGGTATCACTGTCCATGCAACGGCCCATGAAATCTTGCTCACTTTCACCCGCTGTGGGTTTCGGTATAGGCATATTACACTCCTATAGCCAACAATACACTCATATTAAGCGCCCGACAATATCAAATTATGGCGTCATCAGGGACACCTAGCCCTAGACGCTCCCTGAGATCATCTGGGTTCAGCCTGTCGCCGCTGCCCTCTGCTTGCTTTAGGATTTTGATAAACTCCCGTGTGGTATCCACGTCATCAAAATCAAAACCGAAGATTGTGACATCCTGTATCTCACCAACAACTTCGGTGTAATCATATATGGCTTTCATAGCTTCAAGATACATCAGGGTCACTCTTGCTTATGTCTTCAAAGATATTGTCAAACTTGCGGGTGGTGCTAGGCGCAAGCCACATCATAAGCTCCCGCCACGCTTCAGCTTCTGGGCCACCTAAAAGCGCGGTATAGTTAGCCATAGCCTCTGTGGTGTTGCCTATAGTCACGCCACGCCGCACGGTTGTGAACTTTCGAAGGTAGGATTTGCCATGACCCCATCCAATTGACCCGTTTGATATTGCCTCTAGGTAATCTGTGAACTTTCCAGACTGAGGGTGCAGGCTGCTTAGGAAGCCTAATGAACCTCCGCCTTGATTGTGATAGCCAGCCCTCAGATTAGCAACAAACGATATGAACCCTCGCTTATTCTTGTTGGCGTAATCCACAAAACTCATGGCCCGCCCGCCACCAATCAAAGGATTGGAGCCGCCAACCCTAGTAAGAATATCTAGTGTATCCACGGTAAACGGTACGTTAGCACTACTAAGCAACTGCCTTATCAAACCTTCAGAAAAGTCAGGAAGCTCGTTTACGGTTTGTAAAATCTCAAGACGCTGTAGGTTTGAAGTCGGCCTTGTCCCTGTTATTTCAACTAACAGATCATCTAATTCATCGCCGGACTTTGCCATTGCAGCACGCTGCTTAGACCCAGCCAGCGGCTTTCTATCTTCCAGCATGTTGCCCGCTACAGCCCGCGATATGAACGGCTTGCCAGCATCAACCCCTTCATTTAGCTGCCGCCCTTTATGATAATCAATGAAATGGCCGTACTCATGCCGCCACGTTCCCCTTCGACTTATCTGAAGCTGCGTCTGTTCCTTCATCCATTTCTCTGTAACACCGCATGAAACGCCTTGACCATTGCCTTTCATGTAGCCGCTTTTTGCATAAATGATTTCAGGTATCGCTTTGGTAAGCGGAATCGCGGCTATGATGTTGCGGGTGTAGGTCTGCTTACCATCAACATTCCACTCTGAAAGCTCATGGAAAGGACGCTCAAGATCATTGACCGGCCCCCATTGATCCTTTGGCGGCGCAACGCTAGGCACATCATCCTGCACCTCATCTTCTGGCGTAATATAGAGTGTAACACAACGACAGTTAATGACGTTCTTTGCACCGCCCTTCGGGTCTCCTGTGTATGCCATAGGCACTCCGCCGATGATAAAGTCCTCATCAAGCGCCACCTCTGTGCCATTGGCTGCTCTGTGTTCTGGGCGGGTACGCAAATCAGCAACAGATACCCAACGCTTGATCTGGTTAGGTATGTTTAGTGAACGGTTGACTGCATCATTGGCATAGCTTGCGGCAGTGTGGGTTTCAGTGCGGGCGATTGTGGCCGCTCTGTACCGGCTGAATGAACCTGACATCCTGTCAAAGATGCGTTTGCCGGTCACCTGTACCCCAAGCCCTTCTTCATCTGCCATCTGAATAGCGTTCATTATCTGACGGCGTGTAGTCTCGCTTACTTGCTGTATGCGGGTGCCACCATTAACCCTTAAATAATCGCGCACCAGAAACTCAAACTGCGTGTCTGCCTTGGCATCTCGTATAATTCTAAGCCCAAACTCATTGATCACGGCCCTGTAATGGCTTTCGAGAACATCATAAAGCTGTGGCTCAATACTTTGTAGGGAACGCAACAGCCGTCCGTGCCGCACATACTCACGTTCTGCTGCCCTGCCTATCTTGGCAAACAAAGCGGATAGCTGCTTGCGTAGCTTACGTTCAAAGCCGTTGCGTAAGCGGTTCTGCTCTATTACTTCCTTGCGGGCAGAAACACGGATGCCCCGACGCTTCTGTGCTAGTGCTGTCATTTTTTCAAGGGATGCCCTGACGGTAAAAGGTCTAGGTCAAACTTTCCACTGCGGAACCGGCCTCTCCTCACCGCATACAGGAAAGCGTTTACTCTGGCATATGCCCACTGGTCAGGGCCAGATACGTTGCGCCTCACTGACTCCGGATTTGTTCTGTACGCCCCCACGCCTCTACGGAACACCGCCGCAAGCATACGCAAGGTGACACGCTTGCCCTTCTTATCACCGTGCTTGTCGTTATGCTCTTTTACCTTGCCGCGCAGAGCATCTTTGACCTTCTCACTAACCTCAGCCTTTTCATCGCCATATGGCAGTGGATCACAATCATCACAGCAAGGGAGCATGATTGC